TAAAGTCTTGGTTGAGATATTGGGAAAGGTCACCAATTTCGCGCTGGCCGAGCGATGCCATCGCTTTTTCGGCTTGCTGCTGAATGTCAAAAATGTTTTTGGATTCGCCAACCAATTCCTGACGGACGGTTGGTTGTTCAATATAGGAGGTAAACGCTGCGCGGTCGGGTTCTGCAAGCCCCTCCACGCCTCTTGTTGATTGCGACCGAAATTCATCCATCGCCTTGTCGTAGGCGCTTTGGTTAAATTGCGGCGTTTTTTCCCACGATACCGTCTGACTCGCCGTTGGCGTGTAGACGTTGGGATTGGACATATAAGCCGACTGGCGTGCGGCCTCTACGTTTTCTTGCCCTTGCTGACGCGCTATTGCGGCGTAATCAGGCGTTGGCGGTGGCGCTGGTGATCTTTTGCCCATACCGAGGCTCCAAATATCGACACTTGTCAGGTGTCTGTGTCATCAAAACAATGTCCCCAGAGTCATGCGCGGCACCTTTAATCCGCGCTTCCTCCGAAAACCCCATCTTGCTGACCAATGCTAGCGCCCGGGTATGGTTGCTGTTGATTGGCCCTATAATCTTATCAACTTTTGCGACGTTGTAGGGATAGTCGTACACCGCCGCTAAATACGCGGGGGTAACGTGCTGCCAAACGATGTGGCACATCACGCTAACCCCGTTCCAATTCTCGTAAACCGTCCCAGCGACCAATTCGCCGTCACGCTCTAACCCAATGGCAACCGACCGCTGCGGGTCAAACCCGCCCTGCGTCTGCTCGGTTACCCATAGGCCCACCCGGGGGCCGTTAACTATATTCCAGCCCATCCGATCTGATACACCACGTCAGTTGAGGCCCACTGAATCTGCAGATTTTTGCTGCTGCTAGTGAACGAAATGGCTCCCGAATAACCTAAACCCGTCACGCCAGATTGGTTGTTCGTGATGACGACATCCGAACCCCAAAGCGCAACGTCCCATAACCCAATACCCCATAGCCCTGCAGTGGTGGGCGAGAACGACAGCGCACCCGTCTGGTCAACCGTCTGAAAGTCTGTGTTAATGCCAATGACAATCTGTGGCTGGCCGTTGCTAAAGATGCTGGGTCGTGCGCGGGTAAAATACTTAATGACGCCTCGCGTTTCAAAGTAGTTGAACGCCTGCAGAGCCTTGGTTGGAATCGGCTCTCCGTCGTCCATGTAGCCGCTGTCACCCGTTGTCCACGCCCTTGCAACGTAGGTATTGCCGCCAAAATACGGTTCGCTGCCTACTAGCGCCCACGAACTTGCGTTCCAACCCGTAAAGTTGCACCACGCCTTTGTGATGTTGTTCATCACAAACTGTTGCTGCCCAGTGCTGACCGGAACATTGACGATTAGGGCGTTGTTTAACGGGTTGTAAAGCAACGCCCAGCCAAATGTGTCCTTGTAGGTGCGTGCCGCTGCAGCAAACGCGCCCTGTATCTTGTCCGACAGCGCAATGTTGGGGTCAAGGCGCGAGGATTGCAGCGCAGAAGCAAACGGGATAAGCCCGTCGAGCGTCAGAATAAGCAAATCGCCGCCGTATTTGGTTACGCACCTGCGGCTAATTGGCTGGCCGATGATCCACACGCCGATCAACGACCATGTAGACGCGCTGGTGGGATCGGTGCCGCGATATACGGCCACCTCGCCCTTGTCGCTTATCAGCACAAGGTTGTCGTCTACGCCATAGCCCGCGTCAATCGTCCACGTCGCCATCGCCGTAAGTTTGCCGCCCAAATGCATGACGCTGGACAGGTCAAGGACGTTGGCCGCGCCGCCCACAGACGCCACCGGCAAATACCACGCTTTAAGCGTGTTTTTTTGAATAAACCACACCCTGTTTTTAAACAGCGTGGGGCTTTCTAAATCGGTGGTGGTTACGCCCGTAATGGCGGGCGTAGATGCGGCATCAATCGGCGTCCATGTCGTGCCGTTGTACAGCAGCGGCTTGTCCACGCCGTTTGCCGCGTAAAGATAACTGCCACCGCCCGTGGTGACGTTAGTGTATTCCCATGCGGAGTTAGACAGGCTGGCAACTAGTGCCGATCCTGCCGTACCTGCCGAAGTGACGTCGTAGATGTTACCCGTGGATATGGCGAACAACTTGATGGTGCTGCCAGCGTTGTACGTCATCAACGTATCAACGGTGCCCGGCAATCCTGTCTTATGCTTGGCAAATCCGCCTCGCAAATTGACGTTGCTGACGCTTGGAAACATATTTTCCAAGTACACGGCGTCGGTCGGTGCCATGTTTGCCAGTGCGTCCCGAGCGTTCCAACCGCCCACCGGGGCAGGCAACGACGCAACGTTTGCCGTCGTGCGCTGGACTAGCCGCCTGCGTACCGGACTAGCCATTACTGACTATCCGTGCCGTAACCGCTATCGGGGATGTTGTCGTACCCAATCAGTACGGTTCCCGGTCGCGGGGCAAACGAGAGGTTGGCGGCGGCTACGTCTTGACCGATGGCGGTTTCCAGTTCTGCAAGGTAATCGCGGTACAGCGCCGTAGTGTCAAAGCCCTTGGCCTCAAAATACTTTAGTTTGGTACCCAGAACCATCACGCGGTCGGGATACACGCAGGTATCGGTGTCGGAGGTAAAACTGTTTTTTGGCACGCCGAGGGCGTTGTAGGCCCATGCGTTGCTGCGGTACTCAAACCCAAGCAACTCGCCTGCGTTCATGCCCGGCCAAATCTGGAAATACGGCCCAAGCAATCGCCAGCGGATGCGGGGGCCGGTGCTGATATAGCCCGACAGCAGCCATTCCCATTGCTGTGCGCTTTCGGGGCCAAGCATCTCCCAACGCTTGCTCTTGTCCCAATGCGTGCGGTTTACGGTGCTGTTGTAGTCGGTCGGGAGGTTGTATTTGACCTTTTGAAATATTAACTGCCCATTAACTTGAGCCTCGGTTGGGGCGTAGTTAACCGTTAGCGTTGTCGTGCCGGTGACGGCGGTGACGTAGGTAGCGTTAGGGATACCAACGCCCTGCACCTGATAGGTCGTGTCCAGCCCTGCCGTCGTTGGGATGCCGGTGATCGTATACGACGACGTTGACCATGTGCCAGTTGTCGTGATCGCCTCGGTATAGAACGTGTGCTGTTTGGTCAATTCACGCCAATCAGCACGACGGAGCAATTCATAGCCGCAAGCGTTCATCAACGCAAGTATTTGGATAACGTCTTGGCTGGCGTTACCTGCGACCGTGGAAGGAGTCGGGATACCCAACTCGTTTGTGCATTGCTGCACCAATTGCACCATCGTGCTGCCCATACTATTCCTCCGCTATTTCTTTAGGCGGTCGTCCACGACGCTTGGGAGAGTCTCCCAACAACTGCGCCATCTGCGACTGCAGTTCGGCCAATTGCTTTTTAGTATCTTCCAACTCTGCGCTTGCGTCTGACCGATTTTTACGATTAAGGTACTGGCGGGCGCGTTCACGCAAGCCCACGCCACCCATCCCGATGCGTTGCAACTGCGCGTCTGACGCCAACGCCAACTGCTCCACCGTCACAAACTTTAGGATTGCCAACTCGGCAATTTGATCACGGTTAATTTCCTCGGCAGCATCCTTATGCCAATGCGACAGCGGGGTGCCAATCTGCTCTGCGGCGCTCTCGCCCTGCTGCATTTGGTAATACAGCCATTGGCGCGGGAAACGCTCCTTGTGGTCGTCACGGCACGGTTGGTCGATGATGTTGGTCTTATCGCCGGGGGCCATGATACGAACATAGGTTTTGCCCTCATTTACGCCAGAGTCTTTGGTGTAGAACTCAACGTGCAATTGGGCGTCGGCATTGTTTACATCGCTGTCTAACGGCATTGTCCTTGCTCCTGTGGGGATTACAGGTTGTTGACCTGTGTTACGGTACAAATTACAGAGGGGATTGCGGGATAAACGCTTGTGGCGCTTGCCGCAAGTAAAACAACGTCTGCGTCATTACTCTCCCACATCAATTCTACATAATTGGTGGGTTCAAGTTGGATAACAAAATTCCATGCCGCAACCAATTCGGCTGCGGTGCCTTGGATAACTACTCGGCTAGTTGTGTTTGATACGTTAACGCCGTTTTTGCGTAGCCAAATATGGATAACTGCCGCTGCGCCAGAGGTTTTATCTAACTGCGCTGAAAACTGGACGTTGTAGACGCCTTGATTGTCCACCACGATGCGCGACGTAGGCGAACCAATGCTGACCCCGTTTGCTGCGTCTGTCGTGTTAAACGTCATCGCGTAAGCGGTGTTGATGGACGCAATGGTTTGTAAAGTAGTGTCCGAAAACGCACCGTAGTGCAGAATCGGAACTGCGCCGTTAAACCCTTGCAGTTCTTCCCACGCGCTGTTGCTAATGGCAAAAAATACCGCTGCGCAGTTTTTGTTGATCGTTGCAGCCGTTGTGGCGTTGAGTGTGGACGTTGCTTCATACGGGTACACCGTCAGCGCGTTTGCACCCGAGTTAGTTATCCATATCAACTCGCCCATTTCGGTCGGCGGCAGTTTGACGCCAGCGCCCGAGGGGGTAGTAGTCACATTATTGTAGACGTAGGTGATAGCCGTGGCGTTGTCGGCCGATGTGCCCGCAGCCACGACCGAGGCGTTGCCGTCACCACAGATGGACACCGTGGATAACTGCGAGACGCCCGAGCCAAGTACACGGGACGGGATTGCCATTATGCTGCCTGCGCCGTATCCCGACGGCAGCGCATGATCTCTGCAATCAGCCCCGGCCCAATTACCTCAATCTTGAGGTCGGGCATCACTTCAAACAGTTTCTGGAATTCGTTGGCCTGCTGGGCCATTGCAGCGTTGGCGTTAAATTTCTTGCCTGTAGGGCCGCCCACCCAGATATCCACCGTGACGCCCGGCAGTTCGCCGGTAAACCGCTTGCGGCCGTCTGGGCTGTTGCATGAGTCGTACCCGTACAGCACAAACTTGCGGAAGCCCAT